GTCCCGCCAAGGACATATCAATGAGCGTCTTTTGGAGTTCACGCAGACGCTGCTTCGCACTCGTCGTGCCTTGTGCGGTCGAGTCCTTGATTCCTACTTCGAGGACGATTTCTTTAGTAACTGCCATTATCCGGGGGTTGGTAATTCAGGGTTGATGGGTGGTTCGTAGCCGGGGTCAACGGGGTCGGGGTCAATAGGTCCGTTGTACCTTGCGGATGGGTCATTCGCTATCGGTGTCGTTACTGTGGGAGCAAATTCAGCGAGGTTTAGAATCCTCCGAAGGGTTACCCGACAAGGCTTCTGCTGCCCAACCAAGTAATCTCGCACTTCAAGCAATCGCCAGCGGATGCCTCCATAGTAAATCGGCTTGCGGAAGTCAAGTTGATAAACATCTGCTGCGTTAATCATCATCGTCAACTCCAACTGCAACGCCTCGCTTGACACGGTTTCGTTGATGTAATTGAGCCAGTATTTGTTGTAAAGGTTGTTGTTCGTGTAGTTGATAAAACTGCCCGATGCGTTGACTGCGTTGTAGAAGACCGTGCGAGGTTGACCAAAGGCCAAGTCCATCGTCGGGGCGTAGGGGTTGTCAATGTGGCTAATGAAGGGGAGTTGTAGAATCCCAACGGATAGGGCCGTTGAACCGCTTACCCCGTATTGATAGGCCCATTCGCTTAACCCCGTGATAAGGTTGTATTGAGCCAAGCGATACCCCGTTTGTAGGGGCTTAATCGTTCCGCTTGCTTCGGGGCCTTCCAAGTCCCAAGTCCTTCCAACTATCTTATCCGTAGCAAAAGACGCAGGAATAAGCGTACCTGCAACGGTTTCAACAACCTTATCATTCTTTCCGTAAAAGTTGCCCGTGTTGAAGATTCGGCCCCCATACCCTTCCCTTGCAAGCGGATAGGATTGCTTGTACGTCTTGGACAGGTAATCGCCCATATCCTTGTACTTAAAAATCATGTTCGTATAGGCGTTGGGGTCGCCATTGGTTATCACTTGTTCCTCGTTCTCATCTGCTTTCTGCGACCAATCCACCGAACCACTTGCATAGAAATCCACCCAAGGTTCAATGTATAGCAACTTCGGGTCTTGTGGGTCCGGCATGAACTGGAGGTTGAACATCTTCTGCAAGTCCGCTAATAGGTCGCTCTGCTTCACGTCAGCAGGCAAAGCGGTCCGCATATCCAAGGTCCCGATACTTACCGGGTTTTCAAGGCAAGTGAATTGAACCGTACTACCCGAAAGGACTTGAAATGAAATTCCGAACAAGGCGAGTTGCTCTGCACGAACCTGAACCCTCGCTCCAGCCGGGAATGTTACGTTCTGCATATTGATTCGCATATTCCTGTTGGCGAATCCTTGACGACTTTGCAGGTTGATGATGTTCCCCGATGTAGTTAGGTTATAGAGTGCTATATTGGAAAGCATTGATGTTGAGCCTGTAACGTTGCCTATATTAAGGCTTAACTCGATGTTCCATCTTGTTGGAACGTCAGCAGGAGCGACAAAGGTGCTTGAGGATGCAACCCAATAACCGCCATTATCAAAAAATGGGGATGTTTCTTTGGGAAAGGAAAGCACCTGCATTGTGCCGTTTGCACACAAGACTGTTCCCGTGCTTTGCGTGAAAGCATTGGACCCCGATAGGTTTACAGGCATAACCCCAGCAGCGTAGGGCATAACAAGTTTACCGAAGGTCGTTGAGTTGAAGAAGTTGGAAGAATAACGGAACCCTGCCTCGGTAAAGATGAGGTCCACTAATTTCTTGACGTAGATGGAAGGACCGAGCCTCCACCAAGGGGCTTGAAACCATCCAGCACCCTGCGTTGGAACGATGGTGTCGCTAAACCCTGCTGAATCAACCAAGCCGTAAACGTAACCGCTCGAAGCCGTACCGCTTGCAGTCCAAGTCCCTGAAACGTGGCCCGAATTAGGGACGTGGTTCATCCCAGTAACGCCAGCCGTGTTGACGAGCATATTGCCCTCGATGGCTTTGAACAGGCTCACGTTGTCCGTGAATAGCCCGACTTCGTAAGTTACCTGCCCCTTGATTTTAGCCATTGACAGGAGTTGCAACACTCCGCTGAATATCTGCACCCCATCCTCCCACATCGCTGCACGGATGCGCTTGTTGGGTTGGAATCCACCCACAAAGGACTGGATGTTGTAGGCATACCCAAAGCACTCCCTGTTGGTGGGCGTATTGGGCAACTGAATCGTCTTGCTGAAACTGCCTCGTTGCTTGGTTACGTCCTCAATATCGGATATGGAATAGGTCAGGGCGATGTCAATCTCGCCCATCGTGTCAAGCACATAAGCCAGTTCGGGTTGGTCGTAAAGGGTCGCAAAGGTTGAGAACAGGCATCCGTAGCAAGCGTCCTCCCTGCTTTCTGCACCATCGGCATCGGCTCGGTCGTTAAACGCATTCCAAGCCTGCAAGTCGGTGGTGTAGTCAGCAGTCGGGTAGGCGATGAGAGTTACGCTCATAGGATGTTATTCTTGTAAGCAACTGCAACCTCGACCTGCAACTGAGTCAGGCGGTCGTTCCTGCGAGTCGTGAATTGGTAGGTGTTGGCGTTGACGATAGCCTCGACCAACTGCCCATCCAGTTCGAGCCATACCTGCCCGGAACGGACCATCTCAATCAACCAAGCGGATTCGGCATCCGTCAGCCAGTCGGAGTTGAGTGCGTAAACGTAGTCGAACTCCCCAGCCCATACTTTGTCGTAAGTCGTGGTTGCGTAAACGTCCGAGTTGTAGCCGAACGTCTGCCGGGTAACGTTGGCTCTCTTGCGGTTCTTGAGCGTGAAGGTGTAGGAGTCAATGCCCCCGTACTTGTTTTGGAAGTGTACCGGGATGGAGTTGAATCGCTCGCAGGGGCCGAAGGTGAAGGTCGTGATGACCGACCCCAAGCCCTGATTGGCCAAGAACTGCACCGTGTAGGAATCCCCCTCAACGGCTCCGCTTAGTGCTGCGATGGTTCCCGATAGTTGAGCAGGTCCGCACCCGAATCGCTGAATGTTAAAGTCCGTAGTGCCTGACAAACTTGGACTGACCGCTATGTCGTAATTGACCCCCTTGTAAGCCACACGGCCCGAAACGAGGTAGGTGTCATTGGCGGACACGGCAGTAAACTTCGTGGCGTTAATCGCAAGCCAAGCCTTGCCTCCACGATACACGGTGAAGGCCGATGGCGTTGTCAAGGGTTTCACGGAGTTGAACGAGGACCCGATTCGGAAGTAGGGGCTTAGGCTCCAGTCCTGAAACTCCAACTGCTCCAAGTTCCCCGCAAACCCCATGACCCCGCTGACGGTGGTAACCGTTCCCGTCTGCACGACTGGGGTGTTGCCGTATTCCTCCATGAAGTCGAGCCTGTAACCTGAATAGTACCCGGCATGGTCAACGAAGCCTGTTTGGGTCAGCGTTGGCTTAGTCGGTGCAATCAGGGTTTCAACGACCTTGGCCACATCAAAGAAACCGAAGTTGGTGCTGGGCAGTTTGTCGCACTTGAGCCGTGCAAGGGTTGTTCCTGCTGGGTTCTTGACATCGCAGACGTAGCGGTAGTTCGGTTGAGCAATCAGCGAACCGCTGACTTTGAAGAGCATCTTGTTGTAAACGGGGGTTGCTACGAGAGGCGACCCGGAAAGGACGGTTGTTGCCATTTTATAGTTTGGTTGCTACGCTTATGGATTTGCCAAGGGTTTCAGCGATTGTGTTCACCAAAACGTCTATCATTTCGGGGGATAGGGCGTTGCTCATGAAGTTCGTGGCCCTTGTGCCTCGCTCACGAATGCCAAAGGCAATAGACCTGCCATCAACCAATCCTTGCTCCTGCTTTGTCCGCATTCGCTTGAGTTTGCGTGAATAGGTCGGAACGACAGGAATGCCCTTATTTGCAATCCAGTCGGCAATGGCTTGTGGTGGTGGAATTTTGTCCTTGTATTGGAATGGCGACCTTGGAGCCTTTAGGCTTGACGTTTTGCCTCGCACCCCTTGGTCCACGTACTTCCAATAGGGGTTAGCCATGATAGCCACCACGATTTGCTTTGCGGATAGTTCGATGTCTTCGGGTGCGATGGATGCCGAGAGCGTTCCCCCTGCGTTGGCGTTCGCTGCTTCGAGGTTCTTCTTCGCAAGTTCGATGACTCGTTCAATCCACTTGACCAGCACGTCGTGGGTTGGCGACTTGCCTCCACCTTTGGGGCCGACGACTGAACCAATCCCCTCCAAAGCGGTTTGGTCGATGCCCTTCATCGAACCGCTACCGAACTTACCTACGGGTTTGCCATTGGCGAGAATGGTTGTTTCCATGTGGGTAAATGTCCCCCGTGCTGGAATGTGTAGTCAGGACAGGAATCGAACCTGTAACCTCGATGGTATAAGCATCTTGCGCTAACCGTTGCGCCACCTGACTATAAATGAAGGTTCCATACTTAGGCTTTGCGGGAAGTCACCTCCAACCCACCTCGTAGTCAGGACAGGATTCGAACCTGTAAGGAAGGAGGATTACTATTAAATCTAACAAATGCTATCAAGTTTAGATTCCTCAATGCGTCTACCATAACGCCACCTGACTAATGCAAATATATTACCTTCTTCTCGCTCGCTCCGCCTCCATCCGTTCGGCTTCCAAGATGTCGTGAATCAGGAGGGCATAGTTCAAGAACTCTACCGCCTTCATTGCAAAAATGGCATCGAACTTAAGAACGTCCTTGTTAGCCATCCGCCACACGACCATGAGCCAACCGTAACCGGCAAGAGGGCTTACGTCAGCCCCTCGGCCTTCGTCATCAGGTGCTTGGAATAATCGCTCAAAACTTTCAAGTAGGATTCTGAACTTAGCAAAAAAAAACTGACAACGCCCCAAACATCGCCCACCTTGGCGTGTTTCTTCATCAGTTCGGCTCGCTCCGCATGGGCAGCCCCGTCGTACTTTTTCGGAAAGAATCCGAATAGACCGCCCTCCCTGCACAAGGTCGCCATGATTCGGTGGAGGTTCTGCAGGAGTTGCTTTTCGTCCGTCGTGTTTGCGTCCATTAACTCTATCAACTGCCCGGCCGTAAGTTCATCCGTGAACACCGTTGGGATCCACCACTTGCCCCCGGCTTTGAACTTTCGCTTGTACCCCAATGCAGGCAATGCGTTCCACTCGCTTATGATGGCCTTGTATCGCTTTAGGACGCTCTTGGCGGGCATTTCTCGAACGATTGATATATCGACCCCCTCAACGATTGCAACGACTCCTGCGCGCTTGTCGTAGTCCCCAAGGACGCTGCTGAACTCAATGGCTCCGATGCGTTGGAACTGGTCAATGGTGAGGTCTTGGAGTTTCATAGTTTCAAGAAGGTTTTGTAGGACGATGCCGACGATGCCGATGCAAGGTACTGACTGAACTCCTTATCAGCCTTGCGTTCTTTCTCCGAGTAATACCATGGAATGTGCCTCGCTGACTCAAGCAATGAAACCCCACCGATAAAATACTCCTGCCGATTGTAAACGGCAAAGGTCGTGTCGATAGGAACATCAACCCTTGCTGCCATGATGACCCGTGAGTTCCGCTGACGAGTCGCTTCGTAATTGTTAACGTGAGTGTAGTACGACGACCTTGGAGGCACGTCATCCCATCGGAGCGACAGGCCGACCTTGCCTGCTTGGGGGAATTGTTGCAACCACTCCAAGCACATGGGAATCGTCCGCTTGCTGGTCTTGTACAGGTCAAGGTCCGGGTCTGTAACCGCATAGAACGGCTCTCCCAGTTGTTGCACCAAGCCCGAAGTCCATGGGGCTTGATGGCCCAAGTTCTCGCCAAGCATTACGACCTTGCAGGGGGTGGTGGCGTACCACTCCAGCAATGGCTCGTAGGTTGAACCGTTGTCCACGATGTAGATGTCCCCAATCCCCTCCCACTTGGTCAAGTCCCTGACCATCGCTTTGGGCCACGTCAACAGGTTGCGGTTGTTGATGATGACGGGGATGCCCATGGTTCAATAGGGCTTGACAATAAACCAAGAATCGCTTTGTGGTTCTTCGCTTGGGGTGAAAGGTTTACCGAACTCTGCAAGGGCTTGGGCTACCCCCGAAAGGGAACGGTCATGTCCGCATAGCAAACCACCCGGCTTAACCTTCGCCCAATAATTTGTGATGTCGTGCAAGGCCCATTTGTAGGAATGGTCCCCGTCGATGTAAATGAAGTCGAAGGATTCATCAGCAAGGAACTCCAAGGCTTTGTCCGAGTAGTCCTTAATGATGTCAACCCGGTCAACGTATGGCTTCAATCGCTCAAATGCAATGTATTCATGGCCTTTCATTGTGTTTCCATCAATGAAACCCCACCAATCTTGATAACCCTCGAACGGGTCAATAGCCGTTAGGTGTAGGTTCGGGAACTTGTCAAGAAGCCTCTCGGAATTGTGGGCTTCCCATACGCCTATCTCGATTCCCTTGATAGGTCGGTCGGTTGGGATGTGTTGGTACATGGTTAGAAGGTTATGATGAATTTTTCAGGTGAAGGCCATCCGGGATTGGTGTCGTGGACCTTGGTGTCGGGTTTCTTGCCAATCCAATGTTCGGCTTGCCAGCGGTGGTCCCGTACCGGTTCGCCCAGTTCCTTGATGTGGGATGACTTGGCCCACCAATAGGTTCCACCGAAGTATGGGTAGCCGTCGGGGTTGTTGTGGTCCGCCATGTGAGGGAACTGCTCCTTGGTAATCCAATGGCAGCCGACTGCATCCACGCCTTGAATCAGTTGCAAGCAGCGTTCCCAAGCCACGACATTAAAGAAGGTCATGCTTCGATTCCACAACTGGTTTATCAATGACGGGTCGCTTGCCCCCTTCGTGTGGGCGTACAGGTACACGGCTTCTTCTTCCTGCGAGGCCCGGTACATTTCGGTAAGGGTCGCCTGCTCCCAAGCGTTGGTCCGGGTAACTACGACCTTGACCTTATCGGCCACCATCGAGTTCTCCAGCACCTCCTTGACCGCCTTGCGTTGTTCGGGTGGACCGACGATGCCGACACGGATTTCATCCAAGACATTGATGAGGCCGTAGTTGCAGACGGCCATCATGTGTTGATTCAGGATTAACTGCCAATTCCCTCCGCAGTAGATGTGGTAGTAGTGGATGACTTTCATAAGGTCCAAAGGATGGTCAGAAGGGTGAGGATAAAGAAAACGGCTGCAACCGCTTTGCCGATTTCGATGATTAGGTCGATGATGCGTTCGGTGTTCATAGGGCAAAGTTAAATGGCACGATATGCTTTATCAAAATACTCATCTCTATTACAAAAACCTGTTCTGTGGGCGTTTATCCCATCACCGTAAGCATCTTTTAATTGCTCTTTTTCAATTTTTTTGGCGTGATTAAGTTTAGCCATAAATTCCAATGCTATACCTAATGGAATATGTTTACTGATATTTGGCATATTCTGCTCTAACCATTCTAATGCTGTTTGTTTCATGCCTCAAAGTTACACCACAACATACTTCCCTGAGTTGCTAACCCTTAACTTGTTGAGTGCCACATACCGCATAGCGTCGCAGGCGTGGTTGAAGGAATCAATCGGAACCCCCGTGTTCTTGCCCTCTTTGTCGGTTGCCCAAGTGTAGGACCGCAGTTCTTTGATGAGGTTGGTCGAGTCCTTGGTAACCTGCAACTTAAAGCGTTTCAGGATGTCGATGCCGTTCCTGACCGAGTCGGGACCTTTCTCCGCTGGCTTGATGTTGAATCCAAGTCGATAGATTTCCTCGATGCTCTTGGGTTCGGCTGAATCCGCTACGATTTCCCAAGCCCTTGTGATCCCGAGCGACCGCAGTTTGTCTGCGATGTCTTGGTTCGTCAGGCCCGTAGCGTAGAGCAGTTCTTGGATGAGCAGGCAGTCCCCTTGGCGGTATATTGCCACGAGTGCAGTTGGGTCGTTGCTGAAGCCCCAATCAAGCCCAAGGGCGACGAATTTCGCTCGGCTGACATCTATACCCTCCACCACCTCGAAGTCCTCGTATATCGCACCCTGAAGCGTCCCGACCTGACCGAGGCCGTAGACCTTCCACCAGTTCGCCCAATAGGCAGAGGTTTCGGCTTTGGTGCGGTTTAGTTCGATGTCCCTCCTAATCGTGTCGGGCAAAGCCTCGTTGTCCTGATAGGTCAGGATGAGCAGTTCGGAATCGTCCTCTCGCAGGACCTCGGTATGCGCCCAGAACTCATGCGTCGGGTTGAAGTCGATGTAGATGGCCTCGCTGGTACGGATGGCGAGTTGGTAGTAGGACTCAAAGTCAATGTTGTTCGCCTCGTTGATGAATAGCACCTGCCTCCTTGCACCCCGGAGCCTTGCCTCTTGGTCAGCCGAGAAAAACTCGATGGTGCTACGGTTAGCGAACTGGTAGGTCAGCAGGGTCTTGTTCCACCTTGCCGGAACGAAGATGCCCTTGGCAATCATTATCTTGATGAAGTCCCGAATCGCACCCCTCCGAAGGTGAGGCACGGTTTCCCCGACGATGCTGATTTCGGTCTTCTTCGTGCAAGCCTGTTTGATTAAAACGCAAAGGATGCTGAAGGTCTTGGAGGCCGAGGTCCCTCCTTGGATGACCCGTTTACGATGGGTCAGCGATTCAATCTTCCGCTTGGCGGTGGTGTTTATGACCTTCATTCATCTTCGGTCCATTGTTCAATAAAGACCTGATTCTCCTGCTTGTCCACCAAAGAGTTCAGCCGTTGGGTGATGCTTGCGTTGTACTGACCGACCATACCCCCTTCGATTTGGTCTTGACGGATGACCCGCTTTATGCGTGAACAGATGGCTACATAGTCGTCATATCGCTTGTCCCTGTTTGTGAAATAGGTCCCAAGGTCCTCAATGATGCCTGCATCGGCACACCAGTTCTCAAAGCCTTCCAAGGTCAAGGGTCGCTCCAAAGGCTCATGCTGGGGGATAGCGTCCTTGCCGGGGAATACCGTCTTGGTCCTTGGGTTTGCCTTGACCTGCGAGCGGTATGCCTCAAAGTACTCCCACATCTTTTCGGGGGTTTCGATGTACTTGCCGTTGCCCTTGCTGGTTCCCATTAGTATTCAATTTTGTCGATTAGGTCGCTAATCTTGTTTACGATTTTCATTTTCACTTCGTACTGGTTCGGGGCATTGGAATCGTCCACCGCTCCGATGCAGTCGCAGAGGGTCGTTATCACCATCATAAGCGAGTCCATCCGAGCCTGCACCTGTGCCTCGTCATCCTTCGCCTTCGAGTTCGCCAAGTTCTCGGAGTTTATTTCTTGACCATGAGAGAGCCGACTTGCCACCCCAAAGGAGGTAACTGATGTAACCGCAGTCCGAGGTGTCGTCTGCGTTGTCGTAGTAGGTTTCGGCCCTTGACAGGTAGGAGTGCATCCGCTTGATGGTTTCGACCGAGATGGCTTCCCCGTTGGCAAGTTGCTGCGCACGGACCTTGCCTGTTTGGGTAGCACACTTATTCCCGTTCCTTTCGTTGAGTTCTATCCCTCGCTTGGCATTCGACCGAATCTCTTGGCCGTAATCCGAATAAGACTCGAACTGCTGCCTTTTGTGATTCTCCCAAGTTGAGCCACAAACGGCCAATCTTTGAGCCGTATCGGGGAACTCTGCATTGGTTTGGTTATTGCTCATGCAGCGACCGATGAAGCCTTCTTTGCTTTCGTTATTGTTCGGGATTGGCAGGGGCATTCAGGGAGTGGTTTATGGTGTTTTGGTTGACTTCGAGGAACAAGTCCGCTTGTAGGTAAATGTATTGGAGGGCCGATTTTACGCAGTCAGCGCACCACCAGTTTGTGGGCGGTCGTCCGTGAGCGGTCAGGATGGCTTGCAGTTCTCCAACGGCATCGGGTGGCAGTCGCATCGTTAGCGATGCTACATATTGGTCCCAGTACTTGCGATGCTTTTGGGCCACGATGAATTGGTCGGTTGTCATTTGAAGGTCCATTCCCGGATGATTATTGCGGTGGCAGATGAGGCAAGCCCAAGGATTGGTGCCAAGTACCATTGGCAGGTCGGGATGGTCAGGGCTACTCCCATCCAAAACCCGAAGCAGGTCATACAACTAAACGGCTTCCGCTTCGCAAAGGGCAAAGCGTAGAACCATCCCGGCAGGACCCGGAACTCCACGACCGCAAGGGTCGCCAAGGCACTAATCAGGATGGGATAGACCAGTATATCCATTGGCTTCGATTGCGGTTTTGATTTTGGCCTTGGCTTGTTCTATGGAGTAGATGATAGACCGGTACGGGATGCCCGTTTCCCGGGACATCGCCTTCATATTCCCCGTCTGCATGAGCAGGTTCAGCAGTTCCTTGTCGTACGGAAATGCCCCATCCTTGGCCCAAGAGTCCATCTCTTGCTGGGCAATAGCCCAAAGGTCGTCAAGCAGGGAGTCGTAGTCCTTGCTCAGTTCTTGGGTTTCGGGATCCACTTCGACCCTCTCGTCGTGGTGTCGGTACTTCTTGGCGAACTGGTTGTTGTTGCCCCGGTACAGGTTCATGATGAGCCGAACGATGTAGAACCGCAGGTAGCCTTGGACCTGCATCTTGGTAATCTTGTCGGGGTCTTTTTCGAGTAGGATGAGGACGACCTCTTGTTCGAGGTCCTTCCAAAGCGGATTGCCCCCCGTAATGGTGAGGCAAGCCTTGCGGATTTCTCCGCTGCGATAAAGGTCAAGGATGGTAGCCTCTGCGTTCACTCACGCAAAGATGGCGGGGGTTCTTCCTAATGTTGCAAAAAATCCCGTGTCCTGTTCAAAACTTGTGTACGAAGGAATTTAATGTCGGGCCTTGCTCTCATGTTTATCGCAAGGATTTCGAGGTTATGCATGACCGTTGCATGATTCCTTTTAATAATTCGCCCGATTTGGCAGTAGGTGTAGAGGTATTCGGAGTAGGCGATGTCGGCAAAGATGCTTCGAGCAAGGACCAGTTCTTGGGTTTTGACTTCGCTCAAGATGTCATCGGGGCTGACTCCGACAACCTCTGCCGTATAGCCGAGTATGGTGCGTGAGATTAGGTCCATGTCAAAACGGGTTTGGGGGTAGGGGCATCCAGTGGCTGACTTCGGTCAGGAACCACGTTTGATGCTCGTAGTACCAACGGCCATCGCCCAGCCATGCGTAGGCTTGATTGCGGTCGGTCGTGAATATCAGGACTGGCTCGTAAGGTTCCGGCATACGGTCCAAGCATTTTACCCATTCCATGGTCACGCGTTTTTGGCTTGTAGGATTCGACCGAGCAGGGTCCAGTTCACGGACCACGCCTTAATGGTTTCGCTTTTGTCGGGGCGGTTGCAGTTGACGCAAGCCTTGCGGATGTGAATCTGCCAGCGTCGGAAATCGGTGGGTGTGGTTTTCATGGGTTTGGGGTTTGAGGTTCAATGTCGTTATATATGTTGCCATCAAAATCTGCTTCTTGAGCATTTAAAGAGATACTTTTTTTGCCTTTACTTTCTTTTATCCAAGCACTCAATCTCCATACCCTACCATCTATTTTAATATAACCTGCATAATCTGGAGCCTTTATATTGGTTTTTTGGGGATACTGATTTAAATGACCAGAGCCTTCCAATAGCGTTTCTAAATATTTTTTTGTGGTCATAGGGTTGGGGTTTGGTTGGTCAGTTTATAGGCTGACGCTGGGGGAGGTTTGGTAAGACCAGAGGCTGACGGATTAATCATTCATTATACCCGATAAGGGTGCTTATTGACGGATTTCTCATTCATTATACCCGATTGAGTATAGTTCAAATCTACACATCTATTCCACACTTGCAACCACTCGCTGAAAATCCTCAACGCTTCGTATGACCTCGTACCTGTACCCTGCCTCTTGGACCACTCCCTGCCACCACTTCTGCGAGAGGGACTGCTTGCCTTTCTCGGCCTTGAACTCCAGCATCACCGCACCGGTTGGCGAGAGCCATATCATGTCGCTGACCCCTGCGACCACGCCCATGGCCTTCATCACGCTGCCGGCATAGGCATTCGGTGCGTTGTTGTTGACCGTGAACAATCGGCCCCGGTCGTTGGGAAAGTTGTTCCAGTGCCACTGGAAGCATTCGGCTTGAAGTTTGAACTCGGACATCATGATTGAAAGACTTTGAATCGTTTTGCGTTGTGGTAAAGCCAACCCCTCCGCCATCCCATGTAACTGACAAACTCTTCGGCCTCGGCCCTGGTCTTGCAGTTGTGTAGCACCCAAAACGGGCTGATGACCTTGGCCTTCGCCAGTTGAGCCTTTTGGTACATCGTGCTTTGCTTTGCCATTTCCATGCCTTGGGCCTTGGTCAGCATCTGCAAACTTACGACTTCACCTGGAGGCTTTGGCTTTCGCTCGTATTCAAACTTGCAATGCTTGCACTCCATGGCAGCCACCGGGATAATGGCCTCGCAATTCTTGCAGTTCTTCACCCCACCAACGCCAGCAGACTCCCGTTTGCGTTTCTTCTTCAAGGACCATTCCCGATTCGTTTCCCAAAAGCCATGGGTCTGCACGTTGTTCCCGAAGTCCAACACCGTAAACCGTGTCTTGGTTGGCGTTACCCTGGAGCCTCGGCCAACCATCTGCATGAACAAGGGAAGGCTCGCAGTCGCCCGGTAAAGGATGACGACCTCGATGCTTGGTTCATCAAAGCCCGTGGTCATCAGGTCACAGTTGCAAAGGATCCCATTGGTGGAATGCTTGAACCAGGCGAGGGTTTCGGCTCGCAAGGACTTAGGCATCTCTCCGTCAACGTGCCGGGCGTTGAACCCTGCACCCTGCAAAGCCTCGCAAACCTCCTTGCTTGATGCGATGTTGCTGGCAAATACGATTGCCTTCTTGCCTGGGCAGACCTTGGCGTAGTTCTGCACCACCCCGGCAAAAACCTTCCGCTCGCTGAATCGTTGAGCCATCTGCTGGGTGTCGTAATCATCGCCCTTCATACGGATCCCGGAAAGGTCCTGCGTCATTCCGTAGGTCGTTGGTTCGGCCAGGTAGCCTTGGCTGATCAGTTCCTGCACCTGGACCGGTGCATGGAGAGCCTTGTAGAATTTGGAGAGGCATTCCTGCTTTCCCCTCCGCAATGGCGTTGCAGTCGCACCGATGACCACGGCCTTGGGGTTAATGTATGGCAGCAGGGGGTTAAATGTTTGCTTGTGGGCTTCGTCAATGATCACCAGGTCCATCCGTGCCAAGAGGTCCGTGTATTCAGCAGAGTCCTTCCTTCGGCTGAATGTTTGGGCCATGGCAATGAAGCAGTTGCCGGAAACAT